GCTGCAATCCCTATATGCATACCTGAGCCTGCTACTAATTTTTCATCCATAGATACTGGTACAAGATTTTCAATGTACCTGAAATAGTATAATCTAGGGCATACTTTATAGGTACTAAGCATTGACGCACTAACGGTTAGCATACTTCGTCACCTCCGTTTACTTTTATGATAAAACCTTCATCAGCTTGCTCGTCCAGGAAGTTACTAAAAGCACTTTCCATAGCAGACAACGATGCTAGTATTTCACCTAAATCGTAGTTGCATAATTGCGTAAAAAGCACTACCTGTAATCTAGCAATTATATTTTCTATAAACGTTTTATCGCAAAAAGCTGTTAATATACATTCATTTTTATCTGTTAATGCTGCTGTAAGGTATTTATTGCAATCAATTACAGTATCATTTATATCGTCAATAACACCATTTTGACGAATGGTTATAGTAATGACATTACCATCATTGGTCATTTTTATCATCGACCTTTCTCTTTTCAACTAACTTCTGCACATCTTGTGCAGGAATTCTAACAGCATCTAGCGACCAATCAACTTGACTTAATACACCTTTTGCTATTAATCTGCGTACACTTGTTTCTGAAATACTAAGTAATTCAGCTACCTCTGCAACTGTATACGCCAATTTAGGTTCCTTCAAAATATACCACCCTTTCTTTATTTATTACGCATGTCTTTAATTAATAAATTTACATATTCCATATCAGATAGCACTGTTTCTTTATGCTCTAGTATATTTAGCACACTTTCTTCAACTGTACCGGAACAAACTAATTTAATAATTTTAACTGCTTTAGTTTGTCCTCTGCGATAAGCTCTACCTACCGCTTGTCTAATATTTGCAGGCACATAATCTAAGTCAGTAAATATAATTGTAGACGCCACCTGCAAATTTAATCCTTCAGACGCAGCCATGATAGTACAGATCATGACTCTACATTCATCATCTTCTAAAAATGTTTGTTGTGCCTTTGCTCTGCCTGCATCATTGACTGCACCAGTAATTACCACAGGTTTAAAATCTGCCAGCTTTTTTGCAAGAATATTTGCATAATTCTTAAAATTAGTAAATATAATAATTTTTTCAAATGGTGCTATTGCGTCTACTAAATCCATAACTGCTTCTGTTTTACAGCTTTCATCCTTATCACCAATCAAAGCAGGCGAGCAAGCTATTTGCCTTAGCCTAATTGTTTTAGCTAAAGCATTTCTTGCAAACACTACACCGCTTAATTCTTCAGCTTCTGGAGAATTAACCCATGTCATAAAGGTTTCCTCCATCTGCTTGTATAACTTATGCTGCAACGGTGTTAACTGCAAGTACACAGCTTCTTCCACAGGTTCTGGTAAATCAAGTGAGTCTATGGTTCTGCGCAGCATAATAGGTTCTAGCACCTTAGCTAAACTGTTTGTGTCTTTAATGCCTACAATTTTACTAAAGCTACGCTTACCATATTTTTCTACAACTACATCGCAATAGTCATTAATAAAACGCCAATAACTAGCAAAACCTTTAGGATTAAGTGTATGCAATATGTGCCACAATTCCGCTGGTTGATTGCTTATTGGCGTACCTGTTAAGGCAAACACATATTCGGCTGGCTTAGCCAGCTTTTTTACTGTTTTACTGCGTATAGTTTTGCGGTTTTTTATGGCTGTGGCTTCATCTAAAATAACTACTTTGAATTTTTTAGCAAGCAGTTCGTCTATTCGCCGAACAACCGTATCATAATTAGTTACTACAAATTTTGTTTCAGGAATACTTTTACTCCTGGTTGTGTATTCCTGAGCACTATGGCTTGTCCAATAAGTTATTTCTCTGCACCACTGCCATAATAACGACTTCTTAGTTATTACCAATATCTGTGGGGCATTAGTTAATGACGCTGCCACAGATGCTTGTGCAGTTTTACCAAAACCTATGTCATCTGCAAGCAATGCACGTTTGGTTTGCAATAAAAAGTCTATACCTGCTTTTTGCGCTTCAGTAAGTTTTTGTAGATTTTCTCCACTAATTACTAACCACCTCCGACTATTGCAGATTGTTGTAGATTAGCATAGACTAAGTGTAACACAAAGAAATGCCCAAAGCAACTTAAATTTTTACTCTTTAATAATTACTGTAATCATCCTTCTGCCGAAGGATATAGCTTCTTGTTCTGTTGCAAACCACAAATCAATTCTATTGCCTTTTATATCACCTCCAGTATCTAATGCGACAGCATCACCATAGCCGACAACATACAGTTTTGTGTATAAGGGTATTACTTCAGGGTCTACCGCCACAGTACCAACAGCAGGTATAGTGCCTGTGGCTGTAGGTGTAGTTAAACAATATGCTGTCGCTTCCATACGCATTGTGCGTACAGGTACAAATTCCTGTATTGATTCAGAAGTATTAACCTGTGGTTCAGTTTTAATTACTGTTGTTGGTATTACTTGTTTTACTTGTGGTTTTACCACAGGTTCTTTTGTTAAAAGTGTCGCAGTTAACCATAAACTAATTATTACTAATATAGCCGCAATACACTTCTTTAACATATAACACTCCTTTTATATACTTTTAGTTTTTTGATGTGTGTTTAATGCATTTAACAACACAGCCTTTTTGTATTGTTTTATTAAAGCATCGTACTTTAATCTAGCACTAGTTACTTCAAAAACTGCTACATCTATAAACTCCGGTTCAGCATTATTGAAGCTTTGCTCTGCTATTTGCAATTCCAATTTAGCATTATTTAATTCCTCCTTTAACTGTTTTATTTTACTCTGCCCATCATATCTCATCACAAAATTCCCTCCTTTAGCAAAACCAGTGGACCACATATGCATTTAATCATCACCTTTTATATAGTTGCTATCATGTTCTTGTTTAACTGATATTTTTATACTGCCACTTGCTTTGCCAAGTAAGACTTCCGTTAGCAAAAGCAAGTCATCACGCGCAATAGTTATATTTACTACATCAATAACATTAGTATATTGGTTGTCCAATCCCAGTAATTGCTTAAGTTTAGCGACTCTGGCATTAAACAAATCTTCTTTAGTAGCAGAAGATGTTGCTGTTTCTACCCTGTTTTCTGCTTGTGCAGTAGATGCAGTTTTATTATTTTTATTTTTATTTTTATTTTTATTTTTATAATACCGTTCGTATCGGCGTGCTTTAGCTTGTTGCTCTAAAGGTTCAATGACAGTACCATAAAATTTATCTGCTTCAGCTTCAAGCACATCTGGTGCAATATCTTTCTCATAAAAAACATGGGTACTCTGATACTTGTATGAACCTAAGTGCCGTAATTCATGTACTATACCTAATTCTGCAAACACAGCATCATTCTGATTAAGGTAATAACCTAATTGCCTTTTGTCTGTAATTACTTTTAAACTGTCATATTTACTATTTTCTACTAGTTCTAACATACCATCAGGTGTTTTAAATAAGCACCCATTTTGCATATTTTCCAACACCACTAAAATAACGTCATTACTAATCTGTTTAAAATCAGGTATACTATAATTTTCCATTATTCATCAGCCTCACTTTCGTTATCTTCTATCTCTAGCAGAGTGTAGTATTCTTGTATAGCACAGTCCCTGCTATTTTGTGCGTATACTGTAAACACATCCAACAAAGCAGGCAATACTGTACTATATTCAGTAGCTATGGGTTTAACTTTTTCTGCACCTTGTATTGCTTCATCTAAAGCTACGATGCGTTCTTCTTTTTTTAAAATGTCATTTATTGTAATTTTATCCAAGCTACAATACCCTCCTTTTAATTTGCCGTCAAATAATTTAAATATTACACAACGTCGTCTTTACTTGGGATTTAATTGGCCCAACAACCTACTGGTGGCAATACTTTTTCTTCAAGAATTGCAACCAATTCTTCAGGGCTGCTGTAAGGTTTCTGCCATATCAGTTGCCATTTATTGTAGTTATAGGGTATTTGACATACCCACCCTTTAACTGATATAGGATCAACCGTAATTACGTAAGCCCCGTCAACTGGAGAATATCTAGGCTTAACTAATGCACAAGCATAGTCAATACCTATGCGGTGTTGACAGGTGCCGTAAACGCCAAACTGAAATCCTTTGTCTGCTAAGAAATTTTGAATTTTTTGAGCTATTTCTTTTTTGTCCATTAAATCACCTCTTTTTAGATACTAAACAAACAGCCTTGCTTTATAAAGCAAGGCTTAACAAACGGATAATTATGCATAATATACTATTTTCATACCACCTGCCTTTCCTAACAATTACAGTGCTGCATACATATCTACAACCGCTTATTTTGTTTTCTTTTTCTTATTTGCTTTTTGTTAATTTCTTCTTCTTCTTCTTGCTGTAGTATATATTGTGCTATGTCATTTTTACCATAATCTACTAAACTTTGTATAACAATTTCTTTTATTAGCGGCTCTAATATATCAAAATTTTCATCAAGCCACTGTTCCCACATGGGTATAGTACCTATTTCAGCAGTATAATACATATCTTCAGCATCAATATATATGGCATACAAGTCATAATCTAGCCATGAACCATACCTACCAAAAGTATAGCCATAGTTATTATTACTGTAACTATACTTTCCGCTAGCATTACTGTTATAATGTGCACTACCGTACTTATTGTAATTTATATCAATATATCTAACTGTTGCTTCATACTTAAACGACTTATCAGGTACATTGTCCAGCATAGAGCATACTCTATCTACCGTATGCTCTAGTTCATTAAGATACAGCAGTTCGCCAGTAGTATGCTGGTTATAGTATCCAATGCTCAAATTTACACCTGCAATTTCCCACTCAGGACATAAAATAGATATGTCACTAAATATACCTGTAGCAGTTTTAAACCCAAACGTGTTTATATATTTCTCAAATTCTTTATGGGTGCAGGAGTAAAACACGCAATCCTCCGCACCTTTTCTATCCAGTTCTATAATGTACCGGATATTATTCCTTTTTACTATTTTCTTTAACTCATCGGCAGCACTGTACGCACCAGCACCACCACTTTCCTCATAATTCGTAAATAACACATAAGGTCTATACCCTTTCTCTAATATATTTAATATACCTAGCACACCTGCTCTATCATCAGCTCCTAAACCTGTGGGTGACCACAGGACATTATACCGCTGGTCATAAAATATAATACTAGGTTGTTGATTATGCACTATATCCACATGAGCAACAACCATAACAGGTACAGAACCTTTAGCAAATAAAAACAAGTCATTTTCCTGACGAATTGTTTTATAACCTAGCTTCTTTAATATTTCTTTTAACGAAACCAGCAATTCTTCCGCATCTTGTTTAAATATCCATTCTATATTATCAACGGTATTATACATACTCATTCTCCTTTCTTCACTACACTAAGTTACTCCGCACTAGTGGCTGGTATGGTACAAATAACTCATCATAGCAGTCATCACAGTAATATTCATCATCCACTTCAATAGCACTATCCACAGCTATAACAGCATTGCAATTACTACATTTTGTAAACAATTCGTCATAGCAGTTATCGCAATAATACTCGCAGTCTACGTCAAGAGCATCTTCTATACGTATAAAATCACCGCAATTACTACATTCTGTAAACAATTCGTCATAGCAGTTATTGCAATAATACTCACCGTCTACGTCAACAGCATCTTCTATACGTATAACATCACTGCAATTACTACAGTCTGTAAACAAGTCGTTATAGCAGTCATCACAGTAGTTACCGTCATGGTCTACTGTAATAGCATCCTCCCACCGTATTGTACAATCACAGTGGTTGCACTGTGTAAACAAATCGTTAAAACAATAATCACAATAATATTCATAGTCATAGTCAATGTAATGTGCATCACAACGATCTACTGTTTCGCTACAATAACTACAATAAACAAACCTTTCATCAAAACAACATTCGCAGTAAGGATCTCCATTCGGCGCCCGATAAACATCATCTTCTGTTGGAATTATGCTGTCGCAATATACGCAAATGTACTGCGAGCAATCCAAACAGTTAAAAGATGAGTGTAAATCATCCTGTCTAAGATGGCTACACTCAAAACAGTATATTTCCTCCGCACCTAAACTGAATTCCAACACATCCGCTGCATCGTGTGCACTTTTTAATACAATAGCAGCACATATAGGATCATCATAAATATATGCTGAATTATATATCCTAATACGATTACTATTTATATTCAGCTTAACCCACGTACTATTCGGGTCAAAACCCGCATGAGTATTCAAAATACCAGCAACCATAGCCCGCACCTGTTTAGCCACAAACAACAGCTGCTTTGGATACTCTTTCATAAACAAAGCAGCGTTCTGATCAAAAAAAATGTTTACCCATTGCCGCCAGATTTTCCTGGGCAGCTCTATACCTAAAGGATAATACTCAGTCTTATGCAAATATGCATAAGCCAGTACCGTACCTTCATCAAGCAACATAGCCAACGGTGCTGTACGATATACACCTTCCAACGCATAGCAGGACTTCCAGCCAGTCGTGTGCACAGACGCCATAGCTATATCCAGCGGATTAATCGAAAGTACCACTACAGCATCCTGCATCAAGCTTTCCAGCAATACTGAAAAAGCCTGGCTAAGTTTGTCTGCATGCTCTCTAACTATGACATTGTCGTGGTTCTCAACAATCACTTTAAAGTACTTAGATGTCCTGGTCCCTGTAGGGAACTTGGCAGTATTCCCTGTAGACTCAATGTATACAGTTCTAGCCATTGCCAGCCTATTTGTGCACAATTCTTCCAAGGAAAACTCTATATTTTTGAGAACACTTTT